TCAGATGTTCCCTGCGGGCGATTTCCCGACATCTTCGAAATCCGCGGCAAGGTCCGCCAGGTCGTCGAGCGATCCCTTCGCGATCGCTGCATCGAACCGGCTTCTGAATTCCTCGTAGCGGTCGCCCAGCAGCTCTCTGGAATTCTCCAGGACATGCTCTGGATGCATGTTGTTCTCTTCGCGATGGCGGGGGCGTTCGCGCTCGAGAATCGAAAGCAGGAGCCTTTGGGCCGAAGGCCGGCCGTCAACGGCATTGAGCACGATTTTTCGGGCGAACGATTCGAGCATCGTCCCCGGTTTCGCTTCGCGAAAACCCTCCTCGTCCGAATTGACCGCCGCGATCACCACCGCGTCGAACTTCTGCTTTGCAAGCGTCTTCGGACCCGGCTTTCCGCTCGGATTTCCCGACTGTCCCTTCTGAAACCGCGTGTGCTCGGGCGGGCGGCCATAGCCGACCGGGTGGGAAGTTTCGCTCATGTTTTATCCCGTTTTGGAATCCTCAATTCGAAGCAGATACTCCCGTATCGCACGTTCGCCAAGAGCGCACGCCAGCGCACCAAGTGTACAGACAGTATCCATCTCTGCCTGGCCAATATGGAATATATATGATTCTATTCGCTTTTTTCGTGCGGCAGTGAACAAACGTTCAGTGTACAAAAATATTTTTGTACGCAAACGTATTTCTCCGCTTGACGGCTTTGATCAAACGCTTTATCGATTTCGTCACAACGGATTTCCGCGCCCGGCGCTCTCTCCCGAGCCGCCGGGTTTTTCTTTCATCCCCATCCTTGGTTGCCAGATCTCGTGCGCGTCTGCGCGCGAATGATCCTTCTTTCCAGCGGCGGGCCATCACAACTTACCAATACAACGGAGGACGCGTGGTGGCGCTCGAAGGCAGCCAAGACGGCGCCGCGGGTGAGGATCGTCAGGCATTTCTTGCCGGGCTTTCGGATCCTCGATCCGCGCGCATTCTCGAGGACTGGTTCGCTTGGGCGCGCCCCGAGCAGCTCCCACCGGCTGGCCCATGGACGACATGGCTCTACATGGGCGGCCGCGGCGCCGGCAAGACGCGCGCGGGCGCTGAATGGATTAAGGCGCGGGTCACAAGCGGTATCGGGCGCCGCATCGCGCTGGTCGCCTCGACCGCCGCCGACGCGCGCCACGTGATGATCGAAGGTGAGAGCGGACTGCTCACAATCGCGCCATTAGGGGATCGGCCGGTATTCGAGCCGTCCAACCGGCGGCTCATCTGGCCCAACGGCGCGATCGCGACGCTCTTCAGCGCCGAGCAGCCCGACTCGCTTCGCGGGCCGCAGCACGACACCGCCTGGTGCGACGAGCTCGCCAAATGGAAATACCTCGAACGGGCCTGGGACAATCTCCAGCTGAGCCTCAGGCTCGGCAAACTGCCGCGCCAGGTGATAACCACCACGCCGCGCGCGCTTGCGGCCCTCAAAGCCATCATGGAGCGGAGCGATACGGCAACCACCCGCGGCACTAGCTATGACAACCGCGCCAATCTCGCGCCCTCCTACTTTGCCGAGATCATTCGCCGCTACGAAGGCACCCGCTTCGGGCGGCAGGAGATTAATGCCGAGCTGCTCGAGGATGTACAGGGCGCGCTCTGGACGCGCGCGATGCTCGACGCGGCGCGGCTTGCCTACGGCATAGAGCCGCCGCAGATGGCGCGCGTCGTGGTCGGCGTCGATCCCTCCGGCACGCGTGGCGGAGATGATCGCGACGCGGTTGGCATTATCGCGGCCGGCAAAGGCCTCGACGGACTCTGCTATGTGCTTGCCGACTTCACTTGTGCGCTGTCGCCCGCGGGCTGGGGCCGGCGCGTCGCCGAAGCGGTGTCGGCACATAAGGCCGATTGCGTCGTCGCGGAAGCAAATTTCGGCGGCGCGATGGTCGAGAGTGTCTTGCAGGCCGCGAACACCGGCGCGCGCGTGAAGATGGTGACGGCATCGCGCGGCAAGATCGTGCGCGCCGAGCCGATTGCGGCCCTGTACGAACAGCAGCGCGTGAAGCACGCCGGCCTGTTCCCGGAACTCGAGGACCAGCTCTGTGCCTTCACGACATCCGGATATGTCGGCGACCGCTCACCCGACCACGCCGACGCGCTCATCTGGGCGCTGACCGAACTCGCGCTGCCGCAAGGCGGCGAAAGCGGCTGGGTTGAGTTTGCGAGGCGCGAATTAACCAGAGCCAAGGCACGGCTGGAATAACGGAGCTTACGAAATGAGCCTCGGAAGACGGAATACAGAACCCAAGCATCGGAAAAAGGTGCTGCGTTCTTGTGATACCTGTACTCTTACTCTGATTTCTGTGCTCTGAAATGCTCGACCTGACTACGCCAGGCGCGCGGGTAAGACCGATTCCCGAAGGGCTGGTTGCGCGCGCCGTCCAGGCGGTCAGGTATCTGATCACCGGCGTCGGACCCGAGACCTGGTTCGGGCCGATGCAGCCTTTGAAGCCGATGGCGCCGGAAGGCACCGGCGGCAGGGCCTTCGATTATCCGGTCGGGTACAATCTCCAATACCAGCCGCGATCATACGAGCCGGTCTCGTTCAGCGATCTCCATGCGCTCGCCGACAACTGCAACATGCTGCGCATCGTCATTGAAACGCGCAAAGACCAGATCGAAGGGCAGGACTGGGAGGTACGGCCGCGCAAGCGGCCGGACGGCACGCACCCCAGGGCCAGCGAATTCGCTTCCCAGATTGCGGACGCGAAAGCCTTCTTCGCTTTCCCCGACAAGGAGCACGATCTCGCGTCCTGGATTCGCGCCGTTGCGGAGGAGATGTTCGTTACCGATGCCGCCTCGATCTATGTCCGTCCGGACTGCAAGGGCCGCGTTTATAGTTTCGACGTGCTCGACGGCTCGACGATCTCTCCCCGCATTGATGCGTGGGGGCGCGCACCGCAGCCGCCGGATGTGGCCTTTCAGCAAATTCTGCACGGCGTGCCCGCGGCGGATTTTTCACGGGACCAACTGATCTACTATCCGCGGAACAGAAGGCCGGGCCACGTCTACGGCTATTCGCCCGTCGAGCAGGTCATTCTCACCGCGAATACGCTCATCCGCCGGGAGATGCACCAGCTCGCGTACTACACGGCTGGAAACATGACGGACGCGGTGTTCACGTCACCAGCCGGCTGGAGCGCCAACGAAATCGAGACCTGGCAGACACATTGGGACTCGGTCTTTCTCGGAAATGTCGCCGCCAGACGGACCGGCAAATGGGTGCCGAACGGCGTTGAGTACAAGCCGCTGAAGCCCCCGAACCTCAACGACCGCTACGACGAGTTTCTCGCCCGCATCATCTGCTTCACGTTTTCGATTTCGCCGCAGCCCTTCGTCTCCATGATGAACCGCGGAACGGCCCAGACCGCGCACGATGCGGCGATCGCGGAAGGGCTCGTCCCTGTCCTCAACTATTTCCGCCGACTTTTTCGCGTCCTGTTCGATCGGCTCGGCTGGAATGAGATCGAGATGGTCCCGGTCGACGATCGTGAGATCGATGCCGCGACGCAAAACACGATCGAAGTCAACGACGTAAAAACGGGAATACGCACGATCAACGAGGTCCGCTCCGGACGCGGACTTGATCCGATTACGGGTGGCAACATCCCGATGGTACAGACGGCGACGGGGTACCTCGATATCCGCGCCAACATCGTGAAGCCGGAAGCGGCGTCGGATCACAACACAGCCTGAGTTTTCCCCAACTAATCCGAACTTCCAAAGGAACCTTCGATGGACAAGCTGAACATCTTCATTCCGCTGACCAAAGTGGACGTGGAGAAGCGCCTCGTCTTCGGGACGATTGCCCAAGAGATTCCCGACAGGGCGAACGAGATCATGGATTACCCGAGCGCCCGCCCGGAATTCGAGAAGTGGTCGAGCGACATCGAGAAGGCCTCCGACGGCAAAAGCGTGGGCAATCTCCGCGCCATGCATGGCAACGTCGCCGCCGGCAAGCTGACCGCGATCCATTTCGACGACGCGGCCAAACGCATCGAGTGCTGCGGCAAGATCGTCGACGACGGCGAGTGGCTGAAGATTCTCGAAGGCGTCTACACCGGCTTCTCGATGGGTGGAAAATACCTGAAGCGCTGGAAGGATACCGACAATCCACAGCTCACCCGATATACGCCCGCTCCTACGGAAGTGAGTCTCGTCGACAATCCGTGCATTCCGACGGCGACTTTCGAAGTGATCAAGACAGACGGTTCGACCGAGCTGCGCAAGTTCAAGCCCCGCGAACCGAACTCCACCAACGTCGCGCCCGGCGTGGAACAAAGTCATGTACAGAAGGTACACGACCTGGCGCAAGCGATCCACGACAACGCGGTCGACCTCGGCGCGGACTGCAATGGCGACGGCGCTTCCGAAGGCGACACGGAGGGCGACGACGGCGAAGCCGAAAAGCTCGCGAAGCTCGGCGCCGACAACACTGCGCTCCTCAATATCATCGGCGCGTTGAAGCCGCAGGTGGACGACCTCGTAAAGCGCGTGAAGGACGCCGAAGCCGAGATCGAGCGCCTCAATGCCCGACCGGCACCGGGCGGCCCCGTCATTGCCGGCACGCGCACGATCACCAAAGGACAGGATGCCGAAGGCCTGAACGGTTTCAACGGCGACGATCCGGTCTCCGCATTCGAAAAGCACCTCGATACGCTCTCTCCGTCAGAACGCGCGCTAGCGCTGATGAAGTTCAGCCTCGCCAATCCCCTTGCTGCCGCGCCCTCTCCGCGCCGGTAGCAAGCGCCCGCGGAGCCGCAGGATCCCCCCTCTCCCGCGCCCGCGGGCGCACCCTTTTTCCTGTCAACAGAAGGACGATAGATATGAACATCACCGCAGAAACGATGGCCCTGATGAAGGCGGCGCTGAAAAACGGCAGCGCGGACCTCGCCAAGGCTGTCTCGACCGGCTACGGCCTGACGTACTACGATCTCCAAGCGCCTGCGAAAAATCTGTACCCCACGATCACCAAGCTCCGGAACATGACGCCGCGCGTTGGCCGGCCCGCCGGTTTCGGCCTGCAATCCAACTGGAAAATCGTCTCGGCGATCACCGGCTCAGGCTTCGACGCCATGGGCTGGATTCCCGAGGGTCAGCGTTCCGGTGCCATGTCATACACCACGTCAACCGCGTCGGCTGCGTACGTCACGCTCGGCGAGGAAGACTATCTGACGATGGAAGCCGAATCCGCGGCAGAGGGTTTCGAGGACCTCAACGCCACGCTGTCGATGCGCCTTCTGCAAAAGACGATGCGCAAGGAGGAGAACGGACTTCTCGCCGGCAACGGCACCGGCACCGGCGGTATCGCGCTTGGCACGCCGTCGACGCCGTCCCTGTCTGCGGTCGCAGATACGTCCGCAACACTTCCCACGGCGACATATTCCGTGATCGTGGTCGCGCTCACCGCCGAAGGCTGGCTCAACTGCAAAGGCAATGCGGCGGCCGGGTTTACCCCGTCCAAGACCATCACCGGCATGGATGGCCAGACCTACACGTTGAACGGCGGCAATTCGAATAAGTCCGCGAACGCGACTCAGGCGATCACCTCCGGCACCAATGGATTGTTCGCTTCGGTCACGCCGGTCTCAGGCGCAGTCGCCTATGCCTGGTTCGTCGGCACAGCAGGAAGCGAAACCCTGCAGGCAATCACTACCGTCAATGTCGCCTACTTCAATGTGCCGCTCGCCGCCAGCCGCCAGGCGATTTCCACCGTCACCTCCGACAACTCACAGAACGCAACCGCTTTCAGCGGCTATCTCAGCAATGCCTTCTCGGGCGGCATCGTACAGCTGCTGTCCACAGGCACGAGCGCCAACAAGGGCGCCGGCTCGACGCTTACTGCATCCGGCAAAGGCTCCGTGGTCGAGATCGACGCCCTGCTCAAGTCGATGTGGGACAGTTATCGCCTCGGCCCGACGGTGATCTGGGTGTCATCGCAGGAGCAGAACAACATTACGGCCAAGGTGCTGAACGGCGCGTCATCGCCGCTTCTGCGCTACGATGTGAATGCGTCCGGCGATGGAAATTACAGCCTCACCGCCAACGGACAGATCCGCTACTACTACAACCCGTTCACCGGCGGTGGGATGGAAACGGAGGGCGGCGGCGGCGACAAAATCCCGATTATCGCCCATCCCGATCTTCCGCCCGGCACGGTCTTCGCGCACTGCGCGAAGCTGCCCGAATGGTATCAGTCGAACGAAGTGCCCAACACGGCGGAAGTGATCACGCGTCGCGATTACTACCGCATCGACTGGCCGCTCCGCACGCGCCGGCGCGAATACGGCATCTATGCCGAGGAAGTGCTCGCGGTGTACGCGCCGTTCGCACTCGGCATCATCACAAACATCCAGAACGGATAAGAAGAAAAGCTTAGCGCAGACGTCGCATTTCCTCCCCCGCGCATGCATTGCGTGGGGGTGGTGGTGCGAAGCACGGGTGGGGGCACTTTGGTGCGTGTCGCGTTCGTCGCCCCCTCCACCGCTTCGCGGTCCCCCTCCCCCACCTCACGGCGGGGGAGGAAGTTTCTCCGCGGCTCCACGTGAGTCGACACCATGGCGCAATTTGACCTTTGTACGCTCGCCGACGTGAAAGCGTGGCTCGGGCGGAGCGACGCGAACTCCGATGCCATGCTCTCAACGCTCATCACACGCGTTAGCCGGCAAATTCTTTCGTATCTCTGCCGCACCACCATTCTGCCGCACAGTGTAAGCGAAATCCGCGACGGCACGGGCGGAGAGACGCTGGTCCTTCGCGAATGGCCGGTGCTCCTGGTTTCGTCGCTCGCCATCTCCGGGCAAAGCGTGCCGCCGGCGTCAGCCAGCATCGGCTGCGGCTTTTTTCTGGAGACGTGGAACGGTGTCCCGCCCGGCCGCGCGCAGGTGATCGCGCTGAACGGCGTTTGTTTCACCCGGGCCGCGCAGAACGTCAGTATCCTCTACAGCGCCGGCTATCAGGTGAGTGCCGAAGGCCAGACGGTCGAGAACGGCAGCGCTACCGTTAATGCGCCATACGGCGCCTGGACGAGCGACGGGGGTGTGACCTATGCGAATGGCACGTCGCTCACACGCGTCACGGGCATGCCATCCGTCGGTCAATATCAGCTGACGCCGAACGTGCCGGGATCGTACAGTTTCAACGCCGGCGACAACGGCGAGGCCGTGCTCATCACCTATGGCTATGTGCCGGCCGATCTTGCCGATGCCGCGATCGAGCTCGTTGGCGAACGATTCAAATATGCGCAGCGCATCGGCGAGATTTCGCACAGCCTCGGCGGCAACGAGACCGTCGCCTTCGACAATGCGCGATTGACGCCCCTCGTGACATCGCTGCTCGCGCCGTACCGTAACCTGCTGCCGATCTAGGCCATTCCGCGGAACGGCCAATTGCCCCCTCCACCGCTTCGCGGTCCCCCTCCCCACGTCGCTTTGCTCTCGGGGGAGGAAAGCTCTCGTTGGATTGCTCCATGATCTCCACGACCATCGATACTGCCGCCGCAATTGCAGCGCTGGCGCGGTGGGGCGCCGGGCTGCGCGCAAGACTTCGTGACGCCTTCGCGCAAAACGCGGCGGCGCTGCTCGCGATCGTGCGCGCGAAACTCTCGGGCGAGGTGCTCGAGCCTCGGAGCGGCGCGCTTCGCGCCAGCATCCGCGCCGAAACCGGTGAAGACGAAAGCGGCTTCGCCGCGCGTGTGTTCAGCAACGGCTCGGTTCCGTATGCGCGAATTCAGGAATATGGCGGCCGGATCGCCGTTCCCGAGCTTGCGCCGATAAACGCGCAGGCACTCGCCTTTGCTTATGGGGGACGGCTGGTGTTTGCCCACCGCGTGCGCGCTCACGCCGTGACCATTCCCGAACGGAGCTATATGCGCATCTCGCTCGACGAGTTTGCACCGGTGTTCGCCGACTCAGTGCGACGCATTACCGGGGAGACGCTTTGGTGAGCGAGCCGCAATTCGCGCGAGAAGCGATCTATGCGGCGCTGTTTGCGCTCCTCTCGGGCGCCGTTGCCTTTCAGATGGCGACACGGCGCATCAAGGATTACGCCGACGTCGACCAGGCGAGGCAGCCCGCCCTCCTGCAGGTCGAGTTGGGCGAGAAGTGGAACACGCGCCTTGGCGCGCCGCCCATCATAACCCTCGCCGCGCGCATCTTTGTCTATTGCGAATCGAATGATCCAACGGCGCCCGTGTCGACCGCCATGAATGCGCTGCTCGACGCGGTAACCGCAGCAATAGCACCGCCGATCCTGCCGCACGGCCCGTTCCGCCAGACGCTGGGTGGCCTCGTACAGCATGCCGGGATCGCGGGAGATATCACCATCGCCGAAGGACTTAGCGGCCAGTCGGAAGCCGTTATACCCATCGAGATTGTGGTGAACAGCTAACACACGCAGACGCGGAGTTTATTTCCTCCCCCGCGCATGCACTGCGTGGGGGAGGTGGTGCGAAGCACTGGAGGGGGCACTTGCTGGCCGCTCGGTCGCGGCCCCCTCCACCGCTTCGCGGTCCCCCTCCCCCACGCTTCGCACGGGGGAAAATAAAAACATCCGCTCCGCATGCACATTTTCCTTTCCTGAAAGGTGAACCCAATGCAGTTGAACTTCGGCGTCGGCACCGCCATCGGCAAGCGCACCGACATCGCCTACGCCAAGCCGTCGTTCCTGGGCGTGCTGCAAGACCTCGAGATCGATATCGCCGTGACGCTCAAGGAACTGACCGGTGCGTACAGAATGCCGATCGATGTGGCGCCTGCGGCCATGAAGGTGACCGGCAAGGCGAAGTTCGCGCGCATCCAGGGCGCCAGCGTCAACAATCTTCTGCTCGGCCAGACAGAACTCGACACCGCCGGCATCGACATGGCTGTTGCCGAGAGTTTTTCTGTGCCGGCCTCCTCGCCTTACACCTATCAATCCGCCAACCATTCGAGCTTCATCGAAGACCTCGGCGTCTTCTATGCCAATGGGGGCGCGCAGCTGCAGCCGGTATCCGCGATCACGAGCGTCTCCGGACAGTACAGCGTCAACGCCGCGACCGGCACCTACACCTTCGGCTCCGGCGACGCAGGCCTTGGTATGGTTGTCTATTACAGCTACTCGGTGAACAGCCTCGTGCAGTTGTCCCTCGCCAATCAGCTGATGGGCACGGGTCCCGTGTTCGAGCTTCAGGCGAAGCAGGACTATTTCGTCCAAGGCGCGGAGAAGAAGCTTGTCATCAAGCTCAATTCCTGCCGCGCCTCGAAATGGACGCTGCCGTTCAAGAACACCGATTACACCATCCAGGATTTCGAATTCACCGCCTTCGCGGACCCGACAAACAACTGGGGCACGTTCGCGTTCAGCGAGTGACGGGGATCAGTAGAATCCTGGGTGAAGATGGGCGATCCGACAATCGTGATAGCGGGGAAGCAGTGGTGCGTCCCGCTGCTGGCGCCCCGGCAGAACCGCATTGTCGTGCCGGCACTGATGCTCCTCGGCGCGCGCGCTGAAAAGCAATACGAACTGCTCCTCGACATTGTCTTTGCTGCGTTGACGCGCGCCTCACCTGCGATCGCGCGCGAGGAATTCGAGGACTGGCCTGTCGCCACACACGAACTGGTGGAGGCACTGCCGGTGATCGCAAAGCAGACGGGACTGTGCTGGAAGCGAAATCCCGCCCCCGCACAAGCTGGGACCTCAGCAAGCAACCCACCCGACTGGGACGCCATCATCGCCGAAGTGGTGAACTTTCTCCCCGGCACCACGCCGGATTACTGGGAAGACGCGCTCACCACCCCGAGACTCGAGGCGCTCAGGGAACAATGGCGGCTGCATCCGCCGCCGGCGCTGCTTCTTGCGGCGTTTCTCGGCTATCGGCCCAAGCCCCGCGACGAGGACGCGGTCGCCGAACTCCTGCGCCTGTTCCCGACTGGTGCACTGAAGCTGAATTGACTTGTACAATTGTACTCCGCCGTCAACAATGAAGGGCATCATGATGGAAACAAGCGAAAGCAATTTTACGAACGCCAGGATCACCGTGGTCCTCGCGGGACGCGAATGGCCCATACCGAAGCTTGGGCCGAGGCAAAACCGGATCGTGGTACCCGCGCTCCTCGAACTCATCCCGAAGATTCTCCTCGCGATTGAAGTTGCCAACGAGTCGACCGAAAAGCGCAGCATCTGCACTGTCGTCTCGTGCTGCCTCGACTCAAAAAGCTACGACACGATCACCAAGTTGGTGTTCACGGCGCTGACGCGAGCACATCCGGAATTGACGCGCGAAAGTTTCGACGACATGGCGATCGACACCTACGAACTGGTCAACGCGATTCCACCAATCGCGCGGGCCTCGGGCCTCCTCGGGTGGGACCGCCATTACGCATGAGCGATGCGGTCGAAATCGCCTTTCGCGCCGATCTTTCCGATCTCGAATCGGGAGCGGAGCAGGCGGCCGAGCTCCTGCGCAAGTGCGCCGATGAGTTGGCACGCGGCTTCGAGCAGGCGTCGCTCAAAGAAGTGGCGATTGCGGAGGACCGCAACAACGCGCTGTATCGGCTGGGCCAGGAATCGCTCGATCAGTGGCGCAGCGACGCGATCGCGGAAGCCGACGCGAAATATGCGGCCGAACTCCAGTTCCTTGATCGCAAGGCGGCGGCCGACAAGAACGACGCGGCGGCGGAAGTGCGCGATCTCCAACAGCGGCGGGTCGCGTACGAAGACCATGTGCTCGCGCTGCAGAAGATCGATGAGCGTTACGCGCAAGAAAAGCAGGCACGCGAGCGCGAGGCGCTGGCCGATGCCATTGCTGCCGATAATGCGCGGCTCGCCTCGGCGCTCAAGGCGCTCGATACCGAATTCCGTACGCACCAGATCGGCGCCGACGAACGATACCGCCTCGAGCAGACGCTCACGCAGCAAATTTACGGCGAGGAACTGAAGCGCGTCGATGCGCTGATCGCCACGCTCGCCGAAGGCACAAAGGCCTACGAAGACGCGATCCGCCAACGCCAGAAAATCGAGCAGGAGTTCGAAAGACGATCAGAAACCAACACCAGCCGGCTCGAAGAATTCGAAGCCCAGAAATGGACACAGCTCGGCAATTCGATCAAGTCGAGCTTCAACAGCGCCATCGACGGCATGCTGTTCCAGGGCAGGACCTTCGGTCAGGGCATGCTGACGATCGCCGAAGGCATCATCAAAGCCTTCCTGCAGATGGGCGAGACGATTGCCGAGAACTGGATCGAGACGCAGATCGCTTCATTGTTCGAAACCAAGGCCACGCAGACCACGTCATCGCTCGGGCAGATCACCGATGCCGCAGCGGTTGCCGGCGCCAATACCTTCGCCTCCACGGCGGCCATTCCCGTCATCGGACCGGAACTTGCGCCGGGCGCCGCGGCAGCGGCGATCGCACAGGTGATGGGCTATACGAGCCTGCTTGCCCTCGATGTCGGCGCATGGAATTTGCGCAGCGACATGCCGGCGCTGCTGCACAAGGGCGAAATGGTCGTCCCGGAGAATTTCGCCTCCGGCCTGCGTGGCGGCAAAGGGCTTGGCGGCGACACCTACCACTTCAACACCGACTATCATCCATCGTGGTCTGGACGGGATCCGATGACCCCGCAGGAATTTTTCCGCAACAATCACAACGAGATCATTGGAGAAATAAAGCGGCTGGTCAGAAACGGATCGCTCGCCTTTTAAGTCGCCGGACGAATGCAGACCGCTGCGGGCGGCCACGGCAGGAACCATAAACGATCATTCTCTGCGGGAAGCCACACGCCGCCGAGGCGCCTCGCCTCTTCTATCAGCTCGAGCGCTTTGCCCGCAGCCACCTCGTAATGGGGGCTGAGCGTCTGTGGGTTGTCAGAGCCGAACACGAAACTGCTGCTGCAGAATGTCACGATGACGCGTGCTTCGGGCGGCAAGTCATTCAAGTGCCGGCGGTCGTCAATATTGATGATGTCGGCGTCAGGCATCTCTCCGTGCTCCGTTTCTGGCTACCCCCGCAGAATGTCGGACCGGCACCGCGCTCGCAATGTCAGGAGGGCGCATGTTCACTTATCCGCGCCATCTGCCGGGACTTGCCTACTCCAAGGTCCGGCGGCCAAAGCACAATGTTTCGGTACAGACGCATCAGTCCGGCGGCGAAGTCCGGATGTCCTACTGGAGCGAGCCGCTATGGGAGTGGGACCTGACTTACGACCTCTTGCGCCACGGCGTTCGCAACGGCCGCGCCTGGGACGAGCTGCTGCAGATAGAAGGGTTGTTCCTCGCGTCGACGGGAAACCTTAGCGGCTTCCAGTTCCATGACGACGATGACCACCGCGTCACGCGCACGCTGGTCGGCAGCTCGGACGGGACCACGACCACCTTTACGTTGAAGCGTTACCGCGGCTCATGGGCCGGCGGGCCGCTCGGACTTGAAGCGATTGGCGTGCTCGACTTCTCGGAGCCGTTCAATCTCTACCTCAACACTCTGCCGGGCGCCATAGACCCGAACGATCCGGTGTACGGCTACACGCTCGACACCACAAAGCCGAAGAACCAGCAGCTCGTCTTCAACAGCGCGCCGCCGCCGGGGCACACCTTCGTCTGCGACATGAGCTATTTTTTCTACGTGCGCTTCCAGACGGATTCGCTCGACCTCGAAAAATTCATGCACCAGCTGTGGTCACTGAAGAAGGTGACCCTTTGTTCCTTGAGGTTCTGAAATGGACGGAAAACTGAGCGCCGCCGATTTGGCGAAGGTCTTCGTGCATTATGGCAGCATTGACGAAGCAGCTGCACGCTTCTTAGCGCACGAGAAACATCCGGGTCGCGAAAGGTTGATTGTTTTGCTCATGGCCACAATCCGGGAAGACCGGGATGGCAGCGCGATCCATTAATGCGCACCTTCGTCGATTTCACCAACGCCGGTGGTGCGGCGTTTCTCGCCAGCCGCGCGCCGTGCTGGATGGCCGAGCTTTTCACCGTCACGATCTCGTCGGGCACAGTGTACCGCTGGAATTCTTCCGATATCGATTTGAAGCTTGCCGGGAACACGTGGTTCAGGGCTTGGCCCGGTGTAGCCCCGCTCATCACGCGCAACCGCTTCGGCGTGAAGAACACGGTCGAGGTGCCGGAACTGGAACTGCGCCTCGGCTGCGATGACACCCTGCTCGGCAATCTGAAAGCGCAGATTCACAACGGCCTGTTCGACGGCGCCACCGTCGAAATGTCCCGGGTCTACATGCCGGCGCCCGGCGATACGAAGTACGGGCGAACCGTGTTGTTCTCGGGCCGGCTTTCCGGCGTGACGATCGATGCGGAAGGCATCACCGTCACCTCCAAGGGCCACAACGTGCTGATGAACCAGCAGGCCCCGCGCAATCTCTATCAGACGAATTGCGAGCACACCTTCTGCGATGCCGGCTGCACACTGGCGGAATCGCTTTATACGTTCACCGGTCAAACGGTGGGCGGCGGTTCGAGCGCGCGCGGACTCGTCTGGACGGTGCCGGCCGGCTTCACGGCGGGGCAATTCACGCTCGGGAAAGTCACGATGACGAGTGGCCCTGCGTCGGGGCAGATCAGGACCGTGGCGCTCGCGGCGGGCGTGTCAATGGTGTTCACCTATCCGCTGTACGACGCGCCCAACCCCGACGACACCTTTTCGATCCTGATGGGCTGTGACCGCCAGCTTGCCTCGTGCAAGACCCGCAAGCAGGCGAATGGTACGAGCATCGACAATTCGCAGCACTACCGCGGCTTCCCCTTCGTCCCGCCGGCGGAATTGGCGGTCTAGCGATGTCGGAAACCGAAGAACGCGCGCGCGTCTGTGCGATCGCGAAGACGTGGATCGGCACGCCCTTCCGCGATCAGGGCAACGTGAAAGGCCCGAACGGCGCCGTCGATTGCGCCATGATGCTCGTCGCTGTGTTTCAGGAAGCGGGACTGCTTGATCCGGCTTACGACCCGCGGCCCTATCCGCCACAATTCCATTTGCACCGCGGTGAAGAGCGGTTCCTGAAGGCGATCGACGGGATCATCGCCGCGCGCGCCCGCGGGGCGGAAGTCTCGCGCGCAGCGATTGCCGGAGACGTCATCGTCTATCGCGTCGCGCGCTGCTTCAGCCACGGCGGCCTTGTCATCGAAAACGAACACCTCATCCACGCCTATTACCGTTCGCAGCGCGTGGCGGTTTCATCGCTGCACGAAATCGAACTCGCCTGCCTCCCCGACGGCAAGCCGCGGCCGTTCAAGCTGTTCGATTTATGGGCGCACGCATGAGCTTCTTGACCGGTGCGATGGGAGGGACCAACGCGTCACGGCCGACCGTCTATACCGGCATCCAGATCCAGACTTCGGCCCAGGGCGTGCCGATCGCCATCGTCTGGGGCAAGAACCGCATCGCCCCCAATCTCATCTGGTACAACAATTTCCAGAGCCACAAGCAGTCGCAGAAAGGCGCCGGCGGCAAGGGCGGCTCCAAAGGTTCCGGCAACTACACCTACACGGCATCGGTTATTCTGGCGCTCTGCGAAGGCCCGATGCACGGCACGGCGCCCAATTACGGCATCGAGGCGGTGTGGGCGGACCAGACGGAATACTTTACCGGCGGCCTTGCGAAGCTGAACCTCAGCGTAGCGCCGGGCACCGCTTCGCAAGGCGTGTGGGCCTTTCTGACGAGCAATTATCCCGCCCAGGCGCTCGCCTATGCCTACACGGCCTACCTGTACACGGAGACCTATCAGCTCGGCTCGTCCGCCGCGCTGCCGAACCACAATTTCGAAGTGGCGGGTGTGCTCGCCTATTCGATGGCGTCTTCCGGCGCGCCGAACGGCGATGCCAACCCCGCCGATATCATCTCGGACTTCCTGACCAATCCGCAATACTCAATCGGGATTGCGAGCGCCGCGCTCGATGCGCCTTCGCTGGCTTTCTACAAGACCTATTGCACCGCGGCCGGCATCTTCTTCTCGCCGGTGCTCGGCGGCAACAACGGGCAGGAGCAGACAAGCTCGGTTCTCGATCGCTGGGCGGCGCTCTCGAATACCTGGATTTTCTGGTCGGGGGGCGTGTTCAAATTCGTGCCGTTGGGCGACAGCGCAATCACGAATAACGGCGTCACCTACACGCCGAACCTGACCATTCAGTACGACCTGACATACGACGATTTCATCGCCACCAAAGTGAAGCAGGGCGCCTCATCAGGCGACGGCGCGAGCAAGACGGGAGACGGCGGTCCTATCCTGGTGACGCGCGCGGATCCCGCCGATTGCCCCAATCACGTGAAGGTCGAGATCAAGGACCGCGGCAACGCCTACAATTCCGCGCCCTACGAATGGCAGGATCAAGGTCTCGTCGACCAGTTTGGGCAGATCGATTCGACCGTCACCCAGGCGCATGAGATTTGCGAGCTGTCCATCGCTGCATCCGTGGCGCAACTCATCGGCCAGCGCGCGGCCTATATCCGCAACACCTACAGTTTCAAGCTCGGTTACGAATTCTCGCTCCTTGAGCCCGGCGATCTTGTCAGCCTGACCGATCCGCATATCGGCTTGACCCAATTCCCCGTGCGCATCCGCACCATCGACGAGGACGAATCCGGAAACCTTTCGATCGTCGCCGAAGAATTCCCAGGCGGCATCGGGACGGCGCTCTAAATTCAGACGCGGCACAAATCCGCAGAAGGCGTAGGTATGTCAGAACAATCCGACTTCGGCGATGGCGTTGGCTTCTCGGTGAAACGCCCGAACTCGACAGACGGGGCTTCCGCCCCCAACGTGAAGGGCAGATTATCCGACTTCGCGAAGGGAGCGGAAACACAATGGCCTTCCAAAGACCAAAGCCGCCAGAATGGGCCGGGTTCTTCGCGTCTATTCTCGTCTTGGGGGCATCCCAAGTGATCGGGGTGGGCAACAACGCCGCGCTACAAACCTGGTTGTTCTACTTGGGGGCGGGTGGATTAGTGCTCTCTCTCGTCTGGTATGCCGCGCGCCTAATTACTTCGTATTTTGGCGCTCATTCCGAGAACGGTTCTGGGCGACTGGATATGCGCGTCAGCACGTATGCTGGCCACGATATTTCAGGCACTGTCTACACCGGCGAGACAGTAAACGTACACCATCACCACGCGCCGCAACCTCACCCAATGGGCACGGCCTTGGGGCTGTTACCGCCGCAACCGCCCACCAAGGAGACGGAAAGCATCTATGAGAAGCTAGCCCGCAGAAACCGCGCACAACGGGACACAAAGCTAAAGGACGCGATCAATTACGCGGTCACTGGGCTTTGGGATTCTCCACCACTGGAAAACACTCAGGGCGGCCTGATTCAAAGGGCTGGAGAAGAACTAGTGAAATTTCATCAATTTGCGCTTGATGGTGAATTGCGCGTCTGGGGTCAACATCCAGTAAGCAAAATCTATGTGGAAATCCCGCCGCATTACTGGACGGCAAATCGAATTCGCTTTCTAAGCATATTTCTTGATCAAACAGCCATGGAAGTCGACGATGCGTGCGAACTGCCGAGACCGCCATACACTGATCATATGGTTAGCAAGGTTCAGGTAGAAAGGTTGTGGCCGCCGACAGATGCGAACGAAATGCTTTCTCTGCAACAAGCATCGCAGGTAGCGTACGAAGTGGCAGAAAGAGACGGTTGGCTGGACTTAGTCGTAAACCGGAAGGCAGTCGAACACGCGCAGCTGGCGCAATTTAAATACATGATGGTGCTGGTGGGCGCAGACGGACTTGCGGTTCTTACGGGAATCAGACCGCCGTCAACGCAACGATATCCAATTCCAGCCTACGAACTGAGGAATGTTCATCCAGAATATGCCGCAACAAGCAATCTGCATGAATCGCACCCCGGCGGCGCACTGATGTATCGGGACGTTTCCATAAGCAGGCGAGACTTAGACAAGGTCATTGAAAAGTACCGGGGCCATGCAGAGAACGCGAGGCAACAATGACAAAGCCTTGGATTCACCCGCTCAATGGAAAGCTAGGTACAGCAGGTCAGAGTCGCTCAACACGCACCACAATCGTTGGAAACTGAACGACTAAGTTCCGTTCCATTTCGCTCTCTCTTCCAGTATTAAACGCCACCGACTCTGCGTTCGCGCACCCTCTGGTCAAGGAAGTGGCTTAGTGAGGCGGCTGCCGTAACCATCTGGTATGTTGACACCAGCTTCGCGCGCCTTCTTTCCGTCCCGAAGCCCCGTACCATCGCATGCAGCGCATTTCGGGATAGGCGCCCTAGGAGAATGCGGCACGACTCGCCGCGACTCCACTACGTAACCGTTTCCGTCACAAGCGGTACACTTGTCTATCATTGAAAATATACCATTAGTCATTGTGGAAGCCCTTCTAGCAAAGTTTTTTGTTTCGGCAGTTTCCTATGGCGACGATATGGAAGTCGGTCGCAATCTGCGAAATGAACGTCGATGTCTCGTCCTGGGCGCGCGCGGGACGAATAACAGGAGCAAAGACATTGGCCCAAAGGCCGATAGCGATGGCCGCTAGAATAATCTTGGTAGTGCGATCAACAACTGGCGCGGTCATAGAGCAGTTCTCCGAATCTAACGTCACAAAGATATGTTACTCTGTTCCGTCGCAAGCGCACACCGCGCGGCTCGTGTCTTGCCGGTCTTGGAGATCTCACCAGACCTCGCCAGCACGTTCAGCCGCTTACGCGCTTCTCCCTGTCATGGACTTGACCGGCTATCTCGACGCGTCGATTCCCTAAGCCGCAATTGCGTGGTCGAACATGCCCAAAAAGCTAGGCGCGGTCCCGTCCGTTTTCTTGTGGCCCTTGCCCCACGATACTGCTCTTTTTCCTCTGCGCCTCTGGTGGTGAACCTACCATGCCAGGACAGCAGCAATCCGCGAGCGGTGGCAGCTACGATCCGAATGTCGATCCGGGCGATGTCAATCCGCCCGCGATCTTCGAGCCCTCCATGGCGCTCTGCATCTCCGGCGCACCCGAAGTGTGGGTTACGGCGAGCGGAGGCACCGATTGGGGCGGGGCGATCGTCTCGATTTCTTTCGACGGCACGAACTTTTCCGTCATCGGTCACATCACCGCGCCGGCCCTCCAGGGCGGTCTAACGGCAGCCCTGCCCTATCACGGCGATCCGGACAATTCGGGCACGCTATCGATCGATCTGACCGCGAGCGCCGGCATCATGCCGACGAGCGCCACCCACGCCGATGCCGATGCCTTCCGGACCCTTGCGTATGTCTGTTCCAATTTCAGTACGGTGGCGCCGAACGACGGCGAGCTGATCGCTTATGGTGCGGTTGCGGCAACAGGAACCTACACCAGCGACCTCGCCTATCTCAGGCGCGGGCTCTACGGCACGCCCGACATGGGCCATGCGATCACGTCGTTCTTCACCCGCATCGATCTCGGGGAAATCGGCAAGGCACTCAACTCGATCATCGTGTACAAGCTGCCGCCGCAATATATTGGCGCCACGCTCTATCTGAAATTCCAGAGCTTCAACGTGTTCGGCCGGGCCTTACAGGATATCGCGAGCGTCGTCGAATACACCTATGTGCCTTCGGGGCAAGGCTACGGCTACAGCGCCGGCGTGCCTTCTACCCCGACCGGCCTCGCGGGTTACGCGCGTGGTGCTTCCGGTTCCGGCTACAACACGCTCAACTGGACCGCCAATCCGTCCGGCGATGCCGTGCAGTATTATACCGTGCTCCGGCGCCTGAGTGGTTTCGGTTCATACACTGCGATCGGCACGTCATCGGGCACGAGCTACAACGACAACAGTGCCGCGACCGGCATCACCTACGATTACGAACTGACCGCGACCAATGTTTCCGGCACCAGCGCCGCCGCAGGTCCCGTCACCGTCACGACCAACTGATCTTTCACCAAACAAACCCATCCTCGCGAACGCGGGGACCCAGAGGGTGGAGCGCGACAAAAAAGGCGCGTGCCGTCGCTTCGTTTTCACCCGCCACGCATCTGGGTTCCCGCTTTCGCGGGAATGACACCATTGAAGAGGGCTCGCGATGGCCAGCATTGTCCTTCAGGCGCCGGGGCCGAATATCGCCTTTGGTGCGGCACCATCCGGCTCGACCTACATCTCCGATGCGAACGGGCTGGTCGTCATCACCAACGGCAGCGTAAATGACGAACTGTATCTTCTCGGCGCCGGGTGCATCGCGCTCGTTCCGGGCGGATTCGGCGGCAATTCGAACCAGATCGGCACGTTGTACACCGTGCAAGTAACCGATCTCGCACAGATCATCGTCTGCACCAACGCGGGCGCCTTCACGCTCAATTTGCCCGCGACATTCCCAGTCGGCTTCTACGTCGACGCTATCCAGGGCGGCGCCGGCACGGTAACGGCAAACCCGCTCGGCGGCGGCTCGACCGTCGGCGCGCATCAGACGACGCAAGCGCAATACCTGCAGCTCCGATGCGTCGTCATCGCGAACAATGCCGGACTGACCGCGGCCGTGTGGGACACGATCCGGATGGGCGCGTAAGCCCGTGGCGAGGAACAACGCCTCCTACTCGTTCCAGATTGTCGTCAGGCAGGCGAACGGCCAGCCCTACGACCTGACCGGCCGTTCGCTGGTCATGCAGTTCAAGAACTCGACCGGCTCTGCCCCAACAGGAGCGGCAACGCTGCAAACGAGCGACGGCTCGATCGTCGTACAGAACCCTGCCGCGGCCGGCATTGCCACCGGTACGCTCTCCGCGACCCAGATGGGCCTCATGGCTCAGGGTACCTGGTACTGGGACATGCTCGATATCACCAATGCGGGCGTGCCGGTGTCGCTCGGTGCGGGGATTCTTCCCGTCCGCCAGGGCATCACGAATTCGACAACGCCGGTGATGCCGACGCCGGGGATTCTTCTCCCTGGGGCCGGGATAGACGCCATTCAGGTCACGGCACCGGGCGATTCGATCACGCTTCAGCTTGCGCCATCGGGACCACCCGGCAGCGGCGCCAGTTACCTGCCGCAAACTGCGCCGTCAGCTCCGGCCACAGGCTTTCTCGTCTACTGCGACGCCTTTGACGGGATCCTCAAAGCCATTTCGTCCAACGGCGAAATCACGGACCTCGCTCTGCCATGAAACCACGTTCGATCCTCGCTGCGCTGTCCATGGCCCTGTTCGCATCGCCAGCGGCAGCAAGTGAAATCTCCTACATGCCAAGCTGGCTCAACGTGCTGGCGTATGGCGAGAAGGCGGACGGTCATTTCGGCGATGCTTCTGTAACCTGGTCGGCGGGAACCGCTGGAACGGCCCAAGTCTGCTGGCCTGGCGGCACGTTCACCACAGCCGACATCGGCAAGGGCGTCACACTCGACCTGGCCGATGTGGGCAATGCGCCGCTCAACACGCACTTTACTGCGGTCGCCAGCACGCACTGCATGACGGTGGCTGACACCATCACCTATCCGAGCACGTACATTCTCCCCACGTGGGTCGACGTGGACGGCGCGAACTACGGCTACGGCTACCTCCCCGGCGACACGGGGCACTGTTCATACTCGGGCTGCGGCGGCGCGCCTTCGTACACCGTGAAGGTCGTGCAGCTGATCGATCCGACCGCGCCGCACGGCCCGACGATCAATTCCGGGGGCTTGGGCGGGACCAGCGGCTCTCGTTACCTCATGGGCACCAGCGCGGCGCTGGCGAACCGGCCCTTCGTCATCAACGCAACGATCTCCGTTGGAGGGGCGGTAACGGCGCTCGGGTCGATCGTGCAGGTTGGATATTACGACTCGGCCTCGGGCAGCCCGCTGTCTGTGGTGCCAGCCATCCAGAACGCGCAAGGGCAATGGGTACAGGACACGTCTAATCCGCTGACCGGTGCGACGATCAATCCGGTTTTCGGCGTAGCGCCGGGCGGTCTCGCCATGACGCGATCGAGCACGGCGATCAACAATTTCTCCTGTCCGAACGGAAGCGCTACGACGGCGATGAGCGGCAGCGGTTCAGGTCTCATGATCGACTGTGACGAGGTGCTGTCGGCGGCGTGGTGGGGGACGGACAACTGGCAGTTCGAAGAGAACGCCTTCACCGCGATGCTGAACTATAACAGCGCCGGCGACCCGAAGTGCCTCTACCACCCAGCTGGAAAGTACTACCACTCGAAGGTCTGGAATTTCACGCTGAACGGCCGCTCATACCTCTGCGGCGACTCCAATGCGCGTTTCCCGGGACTGACCAACATCTTCGGTGCTCCCAATTCGGCGGGCGACATGGTCGATGTGGCGGGCTGCAACAAACGTGGACTGCAGCACTTTGGCGGCGGTCTCCTGTACGACGACCCGACCTCCGGCACCACGGCGGGCTGCGGCATCGTCGGCATCCTGTTTTCGGGGGTGCGCGAAAGCACCCAGCACCAGAACGCCGTGATGAGCGGCGGCGAATGCAACTGGTGCACGCTCGATGTCTATTGTTTCAACATGCGCGGCCGCTGCATCGGCACCAACGCAGATGCTTCCGGCAATGCCGGGTGGGGCGAGAGCCAGGTCGATTATCGCGCCGAGAACATGGGCGACGTGGACCAGAACGACGGCGGCGGCCACGTCATGCATTATCCATCTGTTGACCTGACGGCGCTGGGCGGCGGCAGCAATAATAATCTGCGCGTCGGGTGCAACAATCAGGCGCGCGTCTACCGCAGCTTCGGCAGGTCCGTGTACATCGCCGACGAGGCGGCCGGCAACGCGCACAACATCTGGATTTGCCTCGGCGCCCATTCCGAGGGGTCGTCCATGTTTGGGACCGGCGCGGGCGGCAATCTCCTGCAGCTCGGCGACAATGCAGGCGCGACGACCGATTGGCCGAAACTGGGCGGGGGCGTCGTCTCTGGCGTGGACGGCAACATCAGCCACGTCAGCGTCTGGGGCGACTACACAAACCCGCAATACGGCACCGCGGCGATCCTCAGCTACAATGGCAACGACATTAAGGGCTTTGTATCCATTGGCGGGACCAACGAGGCGCTGGGCAGGGGTATCGACAACGAGAACTGTACGGGCTGCTCGATCAGTGTGACCCACATCTCCGCCAACGACTACGGCTATACGTTAGGCGGCGGTGGCAGCGGCAACTCGCTCAATGCCTATGGCAGCGAAGCCTCGGTAGCGCAGAACATCGAAGCCGCACAACAGCCGCAAGGTGCCAATCCGGCCCAGTATCCCGGCTGGACGACAATGCCTGGGTTCCCGACGTGGACGGTTCAAAACACCATCAAGGCACATCCTGGTGGCGGCCAGTCGAACGCGACGCTCCTGTCCGGGGCGATCGACAGCGTCAGCCTCGTGACCTCCACTGACGACAGCGTCAAACTCATGGCGGCGTGGTTTGGTGGCTGTCAGTTCGTCATCAACAATGGCTCCAACCCCATGATGGTGTGGGGCTATTCGGTTTCCGATCAGATCAACAACGCCTCGTCCATCGAACAGGCCGCAAACACTGCGTACTGGTATTGCTCGTACAAACCGAACAAGTGGTACAGGCAGACCTGAAGTTTCGAGCCCGGTGAATTTAGAACTTTACCAAGCAGGCGCGCTGCACCAACTGGGCGGCGCGAAATAACCACTTCCTTCCATATCCGGAGTCTCCCGCATGAAACGCTGGCTTCTCGCCGCGCTGCTCGCGCTTGTGCCGAACGCGTTTGAAGAGACGTTCGAAAATGACGGAGCGGGTTGCCGATGAACCAGGTTGCCCTCGATTTCATCAAGGCGCGCGAGAAGTGCCGCCTTCTGGCCTATCAGGATTCCGGCTGCAAATGGACCGTTGGATGGGGCGCGACAGGCCCAGCCATAGGCTACGGCACGCAATGGACACAGGCCGAAGCGGAGGCGGACCTGATTGCTCGCGTCGGGAAAGTGGAAACGGCCGTCAGCATGGCCGTTGCCCCGTTGCGCCTCACGTTGCAGCAGGAAGCCGCGCTGATTTCGTTTGCGTACAACGTGGGCACGTTCGCCGCCCTCGGCCCTGACAGCCACGTGCGGGCCTTCGTAAAGGTGCGGAACTGGCTCGCCGCAATGAAGGCGCTGCTCACCTGGGATCACGTCGCGGGCGTCGAAATGCAGGGGCTTTTCAAGCGCCGCTGCGAAGAAGCCGCGCTCTTTCTTGAAGGAACCGTGTAATGTTCGGAAAGCACCGCGAAGCCCTCGACCTCCGCGCATGGCCAATCCAGCCCGCGCCCGAGACCTTCAATCCGGAACCGCTGTACAGCGACGTAAAGGCGTATGCGGCGCGCCACAAGGTCAGCCGCGATCTCGCATACAGGACGCTGCGCAAGCAAATGCTGCTTGATGCCGTGCCCTGCTGCCCATCTTTGCGCGGCGATCCGCTGCTCGCAGCCATTCTCTGCGAAACGATCAAAGCCCTGCCGTGACATGCGCTTCCTCATGCAATTCGCCGCGGCGTGGCTCACGCTGACATGGCACACAAATGCGCCGGATGGCCGGCCGCATCCGGGATATTCCTACTGCCTTCCCGGTGAAGCTGGTCCGCGAGGCTGGGCGCGGACAAAGACGCTGCTCGACTCCGACTGGCGTGCGTACAGCCGGGCATTGCAGCCGAGCAACTGCGACATTCTCGCGAGAAGCATTCAAGCCCACCTGAACTTCTGACCCGCCGTATCCGCGAGCCGTTCCGTCGCCCATGCCGTTTGCGGCGTGTGCAGGCTTTCGAGCCTGCTTCAGGGCGGCTCACGGATGCGACGCAATTGTGCCCGCATCGTCCGCAAAGGAAACGAAAAATGTCCGCACTCCTAGCCTCTCTCTGGGCGCTGCTTCAGCAGGCCGCGCTCTCGGTCACCGCCAAGCTCGTCGCCTCCTTCAGCACGATCCTGGGCAATCTCACGACGGACGAACGCCAGATTCTCGTCGACGCCAAGACCGCATTCCTGAACGACATCCAGGCCGGCAAGTCGCCGGAACAGGCTGCCGCCGATGCCCTCACCGTTTTCTTCAATGAAGAGAAAGGCGAGGTGAACAAGATCGTGCTGTACTTCTTCCGGGCGTTCCTCGCCGCCTTCGGCGTGCCGCAGAGCGGCTGATTGTTTCGCGTGTGATCCAAACGCAGCCGGAGAGGCGGGGGCTGCGTTTCATCCTCCGCGCACGAGCAATTCCGCACACCGCCTCACTTCTCCTTCAAAGGTACAATCCCATGCTTAATCTCATTCGCGCACTCGTGCCCGGCGGCCTGTTGCGCGCCCAGGTGCTGAAATGGTTGCGCTGGGCCTCCACGGCCGTCGGCGCGTGGGTGCTCACGTCAACCTATGTCCGGCTGACAACGCACATCCATTCGCTCTCGCAGTCCGATGCGGCGAGCATATCGGGCGTGGTCGCGACGGCTGCAGCCGGTCTCGTGCTCACGTTCGGCCATGCTGGACGCGAAGAAGGTTGATTCGACGATCAAAGGAACTGCAGCGCTTACGGCAGTCGCGACGGCGCTCGCTATTGAAGCCGGCGCTACCACGCCGGCCCAGGTTCAAGCCGCTGCCGCGGCCGGCCCCGAGGCGCTGGCGCAGGTGATTCCGCCTCCCGGCCAACTTGCACGGTTCGCGCTCGCGACGGGGAGGTTCTGATGTTCACCCGGCGGGCAGACCGTGTGTTCGGGCTGATCGTGTTGATCCTTGCCGCGCTGATCCTGCATGGCTGCGCGCACGGGCCAGCCGTGCACTGTCCGCCCATCCTTCCCTATTCGAGCCTCGAGCAGTCCGTCGCGGCCGCAGAGCTCGGCAAGATGCCGCCAGACGCGGAGATCCCGCGCATGATGGAGGACTACAGCGCGCTCCGGGCGGCGTGCCGGGCCGGGAAATGACATGCAGCTCTTGTGGCAGGCTTTCCAGCAATTTGGTCCGTACGGTCTCATCATCGCCGCGTCCGGGTTTATCATCTGGACGTTGTGGAAAGATCGCCAGGAACAGGCAAAAACGGCACCGCTGCTGCTGGAGCGCGTGATCACCGCGCTGAACAACTCGACAGCGGCGATCGACAAGAACACGGCCGCCAAAGAGGAAAATACCCGCGTGAGCCAGCTTCAATCCGAGGCTTTCAACAGGCTCCGCGACGCGTTGGGACGCGTGCTCTCATGAATGGGTTCGCGGAATTCCTGTGCCTGATGTTCGCGCCCGGAAAACTCGCCGCGGCGCGCCGGCAGCAACTTGCCCAGGTGCGAGCGGCTGCAATCCGAAACATCCAGGCCGCGATGCGCAACGGCGAAGCCGCAGAGCGCAACACCACCGCCGGGTTTCAGGACACACGCGGGGCAAACAGCGACGTTGCCTGATGCCTTGTCCGGGCTCCAACTGAATCAGCCTCACCCTTCCCCGCATGCGCGGGGACCAAGCTCAGGGTGAGGCTCTTTTTCTGGCCGCACTTCCGCTTTTTCTCTCACGGAGTTCTTCGATGAAGCGACGGTATCTCGCCGCGCTGCTCGCGCTTGTGCCCTTGGGTGCGGCCGCACAGACGCATGCGCAGTACACAAACACGGACGGCTCGCAATCCGGGGCTGTGGCGGCGCTGTGTTCGAACGGCAGCACCAACAGCTCCATCCCGTGTCCCGGCGATGATCCTACGGCGGGGCAGTACAAAAACTCCGACGGCAGCCAATCCGCTGCGGCCGTTCTGCTTTGCCCGCAGGGTGGTCTTACCATCGCCTGCTCATTTGCTCCCTCTTCGTCCCCCACCTTCACCGGCATCGTCACTCTGCCGGACGGATCGACGTGGAACGGTACACATTTAACCGACCTCGGCGGTATCGTGATCAACAGGTCCCTTTCCCTGATTGGCGGTTTCGCGAATACAGGCTTGCTTGTCGAGAACGCCGCTACCGGCACGTACAGTTCCGGCGGCGCAACTTATCTCAATCTGTTCTACGGAACCTCGGATCACGCTGCGATGGCCGCAGGCGGCAATACGGCGTTGCTGGAATCATTCTATCAGTTCGGTTCAGCTGCAATGACCGGAAACAGGACGGCTTTTGGCGCTCATGCCGTTCAGATGGCGACCACCGGCAACACCGGCGCGGGCTTTGCCTATTCGGGCATCACCGGCTCCGCGAAGGCCACCGCGAACGATAACGGCACCGGCACGACGGCTGCGACGGCAAGGGGCATCTTTCAAGGCGTAGTCGCCATCGGTGATGGTGAAGCAAGCGCCACTGATCTGTACGAAATCAACGGGATTGAGGACGACGTTATATGTGTGAGCGGGTGCAGTGTCTATAAGCGCATCGGCTCATCGAGCATAATCCTGAACGGCAATGCCGGTCAGGGCGCGGTGGTCGACACGGCCTACGAGGTCGGCGCGCAGCCGGGTGCCCTGGGGCTGTGGAAATACGGCTACCAGCTATGTGGTGCAGACGGCATTTCCACTGGCTGCCTCGACGCCGCCGCGACCGCGATCGGATGCCCTGCGAACTGTGGTACGATAACGAACTTTGCCGACTCCAGCAACTTTACGATCACCGGTGACGCTTGGAAATCGCCTGGCGCAACCATCGACGGCTCCGGGAATATCGAGGGAAACAATCTCTCCATCACCGCCACGAAAGTGCTCACGATCAGCAATACGCTGACTCTTGCCGGTACGGACAGCTCCACGCTGAACATCGGCTCTGGCGGGACACTCGGGAGCAACGCCTTCAACAGCACGTCTTATTGCGCAACTGCTGGCTGTACCATGGCCGGCACGCTCAACATGAACGCCAATCAAATCACCAATTCCGGAACGTTTCAGTCCAACAACGGCAACGGCGCGGAGATTCCAAATCAATCGTGTCTAGCCTCGGCCACGACGGTGCAGTTCATACCGTACAAAGGCAGCACATCGACTGGCATGAGCTGTCATGGGGTATCGGGTGACTGGGGTATGGACGCAGCAGGAACAGAAGACTTCTGGGGCAGTTCAACTGCCATCACCATCGACTCCGGTATTGCCCTTGACTTCGCTTCATTGCCGTCCGGCACACCGTCCACTTACGCCTGTTTCACGACAGGCGGCCAACTCATTTCATCAGCAACAGCTTGCTAAGGGAAACCCCATGAAACGCTTTGTAGCAATTCTCGCGCTCGCATCTCTCGCGTCAGTCTCCGCACGCGCGGAGGACAAGACGCCTGTGCCAACGCCAAAACTAACCGCGACAACCGCCGCTCTCAATGCCGACGCGTTGAAGAAAGCGACGGACGCGTTGGCGATAGCACAGCAGGAACTGGCCCAAGCAAAAGCACCGCCTCCGCCAACTCCACCAGCTCCGCCGTGTTCGGTCGCAACTGTCCCGGATAGCTGGCGTGGCTCTGTATCGAAGGATCAAGTCTTCAAATTGTTAAGCCTCGTACAAGACGTTCCAATGAAAACAACCGACCGTGCCGTGACGACGGAGATGGCGTTCGCTGGCATCTTCTCCGACGTGGATACGTGGTGTAAGGCGAACGCGCAAAAACCGACAAAATGACTACCTCAATTTCCGACTCCTCCGAGATCATTGCCGGCGATTGCGACACGGCTCCGCCCAAGTACAGGGCAAGCACGTGCCCAAAGCGTGCCGCCGATCCGAGACTTGCGATTACCTTGGTCGGAGGGAGTATCGGTCCTTTCCCGGCGAGCGCCGCGCGGCGGCTCTTCTGCCAAACCGATCGTTCCCGCTGCAGTGCGGTTGGCGCGGTGGAATTTGTGTGGTATGCGCCGTCGAACTCATGTTGGGGAAAGCAATGTCGCCAAAAAAGCCCGCACAGGCTGAAGTGCCTATGAACGAAGAGACGACGAAGCTCAAGGAGCGCATTTACTTGAATGAACTTCGCGCCGCGGACATAGAGGCGCAGGCGCGCTTTTTTGAAGCGCAAGTTCGCTTCACGAAGGCTCGACAGGAGATGAAAGAACTCACGGAAAATCTCTCGGGAAAGACGGGCGGGCAAACCTAGGCACCCACACGCCTGATTTGCGAAAGCGATTGAACTCATACGGCACGAATCATTGCGGGCTCCGCGGCTATTCCGCCGAACTCTTTGCAAGCGTCGGATCGGGAACTGCTTAATGATCTTCACTAGCTGCAGTGGGGTCCTGCAAAGCGGATCGAAATGGGGTCTTGACTTGGGATACGAGCCAGTTGGAGAAGAGCGTCTCGGAAAGAGACTTGATTTGTGAACACATTCTCGTTCGGCCGCGGTCCGAGCGCAGTACCGACGGTGGAATTACCGAGCTTCCAAGAGAGACCAAAAGCTCAAAGGGCAGATAACCTCTTATGAGTACGGCAGCAGTCGCGGAAAGATCGTTCTCGGTTGAGCCAAGCGGAAAAGAGCCCATACGCTTGGTGATTTGGGACTTGGACAACACCTACTGGACCGGCACGCTTACCGAAGGCGGAATTCATCTGCGAGACGATACTCAAAACATCGTGGTGAAGCTGGCGCATCGCGGGATTATAAGTTCCATCTGTTCTAAGAACGATCACGATAGCGTACAGAAGATATTAAGCGATGCAGGTGTGTGGGATTACTTTGTCTTTCCCACCATCAATTGGGAAGCCAAGGGGCCGCGGTTGGAGGCACTTGTCGACGAACTACAGTTGCGTCCGGGAAGCGTGCTGTTCATCGACGATAATCCGGTGAACCTGGCCGAGGCCGTACACTTTATGCCAGAACTTCAAACCGCGACAGAGGCCTTCATTCCGAGAATGCTAGAAAGTCCCCTTCTCAAGGGGAAGGACGACCGCCAGCTAAAGCGTCTTGCTCAGTACCGGCAAATGCAAACCCGGAAATCCGACGCCGCGGCTTCGGGACAGTCCGTAGACGATTTTCTTCGTAGATCGAATATCCAAGTCTTCATCGACCACGATCTGGAAGCCCATGCATCAAGGGCAATTGAGCTGATAAACCGGACAAATCAGCTGAACTTTACAAAGCTACGTCTCTCGGAAGATGTGGCGGCAGCAACGGCAGAGTTAATGACACAGGTAAGGACATTCAATGTGCAGGCCGGACTGCTGCGTGTGACCGACAACTATGGCGACCACGGAATTGTTGGTTTATACGTGCTCGATGGGGCCAGGGATAAGCTGATTCACTTCTGTTTTTCATGCCGAATTCTTGGGATGCGAGTGGAAACATGGCTTTACAGGAAACTCGGCAAACCTCACCTGTCGATAATCGGTGAAGTACGGTCCAACCCGGTTATGGACTGCACAGACATAGACTGGATAAATTATCGTTCGCAATCAGTGGCCGAGCTTGGAGATCGAGAGGGTGCAAGCACGCCACAACTCGACTGGATTGTTGTCAAGGGCGGATGTGATCTTTCAGCTGTTTCCCATTACCTCCGATTTTCTACCGCTGAACTAATCGGCGAATTCAACACGGGGCGGCACGGACTCAACATCCGGAATGATCATTCGTGTTTTCTTCACCACGCTTTTCATGGCGTTGATCCCGGCGTATTACGGGAATTGGAACGACTTGGATACGCCCCAGGGGATTTTGAAAGTGCTCTTCTTACACCACGTTCGGGTATGGGTTTCTGGATACTCAGCTTCTGGACAGACAGTTGTCATGCACTGTACCGCCATCGCGAATTGGGCTGCGTCGCGCCGTTTCTAGTGCCAGGGGCCCGGGGCCATCTGCGGAACGCTCAACTGATGCAAACCGAAGATATCCCAGTAGAAAATCGATCACAGTTTATTGTAGACGCCTTGCAAACCATTAAGAATGATTGGGCGTACATTGGCTTGATAGACGGCAAACAGTTCAAGGATAATCTACGCCCAGTTCTCGAAAGCGCTCCTGTTGGCACAATCATCGTCCTTGTGAAAAGGTCGGAATCTTACTTTGATAAACGAACAAACGTTCGCCATTTTTCACAGTATGGAAAGGACTTAAATATCTGGATGACAGAATTGTCCGAAGAGTTTTCAAACGTTTTGTTGATGGATATCAGCGACTACGTACAAAATGATGCTGAGGTGCAAGGGTGGCTACATTTCGATCGAGTAGTGTACATGCGGCTGGCCGAAGACATTAAGGCCAGGATCGTGGAAACAAACACTTCAAAAGAAATGGGTCGCGCGGCGCCGCCACTTTGACGCGTCGCGAGGTTCATTATCGACGGCGAGCTATCACTTTTTCAGATCGGTCCCAGATTTATGAAATTAAATCCCCATCTAAGCTTTTCGACTCCGGTTCGTATTGGGTGATCTAATACCTGCAATGCGAATAGGTTGTGGACGCGAAACCAATCGATTTTTTCTTGCAGCTTCCGAAGCTTGTGCTCGTTGTTGAATTCTCGAATTGCCAGCATTTCACCGGCCCAGTCGTTAGTTGTGAGCGTGGCTAAAAGAAGGTCGTCAAAATAGATTGGCACAGCAGGCATGTAACATATGGGATCCCATGTAAAAGTGGTCAACGTGGGTTTTGAGGAAGAGTAATAGTCTACATCCACCGCTGCAAAACCGAGGGGAGCCTGTCTGAATTTGGCTTCGAGCGTGCGAGCCGTCTCGGCAATATCACCGATTATCAATTCCGCAAAGTCCGGCAGCCTCGAACGCAAAGCGTTTTGATCGCCCATTTTATATTGCCCGTGGGCCCAAAATTCAGGATGGTCTCGATAATCGGATGGCGGCGGCAGGCCGATTGCGTTGTCGAGCCCAATGATACGAATATCAATTTCAAGATCATCCCTGAAATATTTAGCAGCCTTGCACAGATCAAGAAGCCCGTTCCCCGCAGCCACCCCAAACTCTACTACGGTGATAAGGGGATAATCACAGAGTATTGCCTCAAGGCAGGCGAGTCCAAGAGGAATTGCGTACTGCTTTCGCCCTAAATCCAATTCGCCTGATCTGATCATCTGTCCTATCCGGGAAAGATGATCTCTGGCCTCCTTGCCACTCTTGAATAGTTTCAC